AGAAGGAGGGGAGGGAAGTCAACAAGTCCGTAGCAGAATTAAACGAATGAAAGGTGAAAACAGAAAACGTAAAGAAATAAAAGAGTATTTGGATTAATATAAAAAAAATAAACAAAAGGATTATTGTTAAAACTACTAGGACATAGTAACGTTAAAATAACGAAAGCTACTATGCCCTATTGTTAGTTATTAATATATTTAATTTTATTTTCTAAATATACAAATAGTTTTACGTACCATTTAGACGTAAGTACTTTATGTTTTGCTCTTAATTTAGTAAGAGTTTTTTTATAATAATTACGACTAAGGTCTAGTTTAGAATTAATTTCTATTAATGTAATATTGTTATTTTTTATTTCATTAAGAATTTCAATAGTTTCTTTTCTTAATTTAAGTTCTTTTCTTAATCTAATTAATTCTTCTGATGGATCTTCAGGAACTCCATAATGATCAAATACATATTGAAATCCTTTTTTATACATTGGATGTTCCATGTCTTTTTCATGTTTAAACATATTTATTCCTTATGAGTTATCTATTAAATCAACTAAAGCTGTTGATAAATCTCTAATGTCACAAGAATAATCTTCAATCTCTCGTGCTTTATCTCCTGCTAATAACAATTTATGTCTTAGTCCTTCTTTTTTATAATCGTTTTTTGAGTTTAAATCTTTTATTTGAATTAATTTAGCTGCTGTGTATACAATAGCATCTAATTGTTCTTCAAGTGCTTCTTGTAACCAATCACGACCATCATGTACATTTAATTCTTGATTGTATTCTTTTTTACCTTTTTCTAATCTTTTTTTAATTAATTCTACTATTTGTTTATTCATTTTATTTCCTTTTAAAACTTCAACAGGGAAGGTCGAAGGCTAGCGTGTTCTACTGTTCCCTGCTTTAGTTTAGTTAACGTTATTTATTATGATAATTTCTTCTATCTAATTTATTTAAATAATAAAATACAACAATACAAAATCCAATAAATAGATTATCAAATACTTGAGTTGTTGCTATTTCATATAATATATATGGTGTCATTTTTGTTCTCCTTTATTAGTTTCAAAATATATTTTTATAAAATCGTAGTTAGTTGGTTTTATTGTAACTGTTGTGTTTGTTGATATATTGTTTGCTTTTAAAAATTGTATTGGTAGTGTAATTCTTCCTCTTTCGTCTATTTTAACTTTTGCTATATTCATTTTATTTCCTTTTTTTTAATTTACAATAATGACAAGTTTTTCTTTTTAAACCATAAGTTGGTAAAGAGGTATATAAAGATGTTACTCTATCTGATCCTTTTTCCCAAGTATGATTACATGGTTTGCAGTAATACAAAGTATTTCCTTTAAATCTTTTTTTATTGTTTTTTGGTAATTTTTGATTTAAAACCCAAAAATGAATTTTGCTTGGATCATATATTTCCATATTATTCCTTTAACTTTTGTAAAGTTTTTATAGCTATATTTTTTAAAGTACCGCTATCTGCATGAGTTTTTATAATAGTATCTAATGTATCCATTAATAAGTCAATTTTTTTCCATAATAATTCTTCAGTAATCTTTTCCATATGCATCCTTTATTTTGTAATCGTTTTTTAAATCTTCTATTAATGTATTCAATTGATTAATTAAATGTTTATTTTTTTTATTTTTTAAAGCTGTTGTTATAATAAAAATCTTTGAAATTGTTTTATTTACATCCATTTAAACTCCATGTTTTATTGTAAAGGGCATCAAGAGCCAACCTAATACCCTTTACGTTTTCATTTGTCACCTTTTAAACCTATTTATCCTAAGCCAAGCTATAATCAGACTAAAAGGTATTTAAAGACTATTGTAATCTTTAAATTCTTTTTAACCATTCATCTATATGTTCTACTACGTAAACTGGCGTGTTATTTCTAGTTATAATTAATAAAGGAGTTGCATTTTTATGCACATTAGATTCTGCTTGTTTTAATGATTTCCAGATATTTAATTTTTCTACGTTTTTACATTCAATAGAATACGGTATTAATTTTCGTGCAGCAGGAGAAAGAACTATATCTTCTCCTGTCATTCCCATCGTTTGAGATTTAATGTCATCTTCTTCTAAGATTATAAATTTAGCTCTAAGTTTATCTCGTACTAAATTTTGCAATCTTCTGCCTTTTGCTTTTGATGATTTAGCACTCATAAGACTCATCTTCAAACAACCAACATTTTTTAGCTTCTATTTGAACAAGAGTTTCTCCGTTAAGATAATCTCCGTCAAAACCATAAGTGTCGTCTGATGATAAAGTATACATCATGTTTTTTCCTTCTTTATATATTTGTACAACTTTACCAGTTTGTTCTATGTCTGTTTTAAATGTTACCCAATTATTAATCTTAATCTTTTTTTTCATTATTTTTATCCTTATTTAATGCTTCTTGACTAGGCATACCTAATAAATTCCATATTTTACCCAATGATTTTTTTCCATCACTGCTTAATCTGTCATAATCAGCTGCTTCTAAATTTGCTAAATTCTTTATAAGATTTGCCATACGTTTATTTTTTGGCATTTGTTTTATTTCTGTTGTTGGTTTTTTCATTGTAACCACCTTTTTTTAATTGTAAATGAAGTAAATAACTCTAATTTAGTAAATCCTATTACAATATGTATATTTTCTCCTTGAAATGTAGAAAATCCAAGGCTTATTACAAATATTCTAAACAAAGTTATTTTATATGTAGTATGTTCTTTATTTTTTATTAATAGTCTCTTCAATATTGGAAAACCGAAGAGAGTTATTGCGTGTCCGTTTTTCATAAATTTCTTCCTGTTTTTTAAATATCATTGTTGTTGTTTCTTTTATATCATGGTCATGTACAAATACGTAAGCATCTGTTCCTGATATACTTTGAACTATATTGTTTTTTATTGTTATTTCTACAATAGCCATTTGTTCTCCTAGGTATGTGATGTAATACTGTTATTGATACATGCCCAGACTCTGATCAGATGGCATATGTTTAAGGTTTGCGTATACATATCAGTCCGAAACCTCAATAACAGCATACTTTTAGTTTCTTTTACCAAAAGTAAAAGTTTCCCAATTAAAATTAAGGGAAATTTCAAACTTAGCTTCATCTCTAGCTTTTAACGATCTAACAAGACGTTGCTTAGAAAACTCTTTACCTTCAAATGCAATAAATTGATCAGATTTTTGTTCTATTGAACTATTACCTTTACCACTATGCACATCAAGACTATTAGTTTGTTTAGCATTGTAAGAAGCTGATTTTGATATATGGTGTATTGCTATTACCATTACATCTTCTTTCATAGCTAGATCTTTTAAACCATTTGCTATTGCTTCTTGTCTTCCAAAATCGTCTTTACCAGCGTATTTAGCTGGTACACGATCAATCGTATCTACTACTAGTATCTTAGCTTCTTCTTCAGCAACATAACTAGATAAATCTTGAATATCAGGACTTACGCAGTTTAGTTTTATATGTTGAATTGATTTTTTAGCTTTTTCTTTTAGATCTTTATCGCTGTTTTTTAGAAAATGTATTATTTCAGGCTTACTCATTTTCATTCCAGCTTGTAAGAATCTTCTAGACATTGTGTATTCATCAACTTCTAAAGACAGAAACACTGTTTTTAAGTGATACAATTGAGTTATTAAATAACTAACAAAAGCTGTTTTTCCTAACCCAGTATCGCCTATTACAGTAATTAATTGACCTGTAGTAAACATATGTGATTTTTGCATAAATGGGAATATTGCTTTTAAATCAAATTGTCTATTTGAATAATCAGATGTATAGTGATTAATAAGATTGTCAATCATATTTTCAGCATCTAATGTATTTGATTCTTCATCTAGATTTTTAAATTTGTACAACATGCATTTACTATCACAGTAAGGTTGAAGATCAACATGGTTACAACCATAATGATAATCATTTTTAAAAGCATCACTTACTATTTTACTTACTTCTTCTGGAGGCAAAGGTTTGTCCATGCTATCCATGTAAGCTCTTGCTAAATAGTCACAACCTATTTTATTAAAAGCATATTTTTTACGCCATATACTTACTAGTGCAAGTAAATGTTTATGTCTTTTGCTTGACACATGACCAGCATTATAAATATGCTGAGCACATGTAATAAATCTAGTTGTTTCTCCTTTAGCATTGTTAAACACTTTACGTACTTCATTTACGTTTTTTCTACTCATATCCATAGGTTCTAATGATTCTATTCTTTCGGATACAATTTTATGAGGTACATAATCAGTTCTTCTTTCTTTAGCAAGTGTAGTTATTTTTTCGTATGAATCATTTTCTAGCTCTTCATATGAAATAGGTATTTTATATAAACTTGATTTTTTATGATAAGAGAATCCTGCACGTATTAATCTTCTACTATCATATATTAAATCTATATATTCACCAAAATCACGTTGCATTGTTGCTCTGACTTGTAAAGCTAACTTGTTTGATTTTTTAAATCCATAAACATTACCTAAATGAATATGAAATCCTCTACCTGAAAACCAGATGTTATAGTTTAATGGATCTATTAAAAGTTTTTCCATTTTATCTATTACATCTATTACTTTTTTACGTGTTTGATTTCCTTTATCATTGTCGTTTTTTATGTAATCAATATCAATAACAAGTTTGTCAACGTTTTGTTCTCCTTTAAACTGCATAACAGTTTTATTTTCTTTTAAATGGTTAACAATAGTTTCGTCGTACAAGAACATAGATCTATATATTTCTGAACCTGCTGCTGTTTTAGCAATCTTTGAAAAATCAGATATTTTACATACTTGATTTCGATTGCTAACACTACCAGTTGCATATTCTACATACCAGTCTTTAATTTCCATGTAGTCTCCGCACTTTTATTGTTTATTATTTCTACTTTTACAACGTCAATATCTTCTAGCTCGTTTTTTTCTTTTATTTTTCTCCAAGCTCTGCTCCAATC